AAGGAAGACCCGCCGCCGGCCGCCGCCGGCGAGAAGCAGGACGATCAGCCGCCCGAGGAGAACAAGGGCGGCAAGACGGAAGAGGGTGCTCCTGCCGGGATTCCAGACGATTTGATCGAGCGTGCTATTCATGCCGGTATTCCCATGAAGGACGTCCGCGAGATCAAGAACCCCGAGATTCTCGGCCGCATGTGCGAGAAGCTCGAAAGCGCTGTAAAACCTGCCGATGAGCGTAAGCCCGGCAGTGACGAAAAGCAGGACGAGGGAGGCGACGACCCCCTCGATGGTGTCCCGGACTTGGACCCCGAAGAGTATGACGAGAAGATCGTCGCGGGCTTCAAGGCCATGAAGGACATCATCAGGAAGCAGCAGGCGGTGATAGCAAAGCTCGGCGACGGCGCGGCCCGCCGTGAAGAGTCTACCATCGACACGCGGCTCAATGGGCTCGGTAAGGCGTTCGCGGATGCCGCTCCGGCGGGCTCCGAGAAACGCGCCGAGCTTGAAAAGAAGATCAACGTCCTGAAGGCAGGCTACAAAGCCGCCGGCGAGGATGTTGAAGAGGATGCCGTCTTTCAAGAGGCGGTGAAGATCGTTTTGGGGGATGTTGAGGACAGCGAGGCCGACGCCAGGAAGGCGGCGGCGCTCGACAAGCGGAGGAAACTCCACCTCAACCGCCCCTCGGGCTCGTCGTTCAAAGCGGCTGGCGATGTATTGTCTGACGTTGCAGCCGAGATCGACGCCAAGTTTGGGAAGAATTAACAGCCCGCAGTAGCGGGCAGAAAGAAGGAAGAAGGCTACCATGGGTATCCAGTTCAATGAAATCGATGATGCTGTTCTGCTGACGCAGAACTTGCTCATCAAACGCGGTGCGTTCATCGACATGCAGACGGATTTGACCGATCATGTCGCCGTACGCGAAATCTGGAAGAAGAAGCAGCGCAAGTTCGATGGCGGTCTGTACTGGACGTTCAACGCCCAGGTGGACCACAACCACTCGGCGCGGGCGGTCGGGCTCTTCGAGGATGATTCCTCGTCCTTCGGGGACACGATGATTCAGGGCAAGGTCGATGCCCGTCACGTGAACGCCCACTACCTGTACGACCAGCGCGAGCCCGACTTCCAGCGTGGCGGCACGGCGATTGTCGAGCTCGTCAAGACCCGCTACGTGGCCATGATGGTCTCGTTCTACGAGTACCTTGAGGCTGTGCTGTGGAGCAAGCCCGAGGACTCCAGCGACACCAAGACCCCGTTCGGCGTGGCCTACTGGGTTGTTAAGAACGCGGCCGAGGGTTTCCACGGCGGCAACCCCGCCGGGTTCACTGATGGTGCCGGTGCTATCAATTCCGACACCTACCCGCGCTGGAGCAACTACACCGCGCAGTACGAGAACATCAGCAAGGAAGACCTCATCCGCAAGATGCGCCGGGCGCACCGCCTGACGGCCTTCCGCTCGCCGGTGTCGCACGCGGTCCCGAATCTCTCGAACATGGGCAACGGCATCTACACCAACGATACCGTCATCGGCCTGCTCGAAGAGATTCTGGAGTCGCAGAACATGAACCTCGGCAACGACATCGCGTCGAAGGACGGCCGGACTCTGTTCAAGGGCACGCCGATCACCTATACCCCGAAACTGGATGCGGACACGACCTGCCCCATCTACATGCTGGACTGGTCGCATCTGTGCGTCGGTGTCATGCCGGGTTGGGAGAACAACCTCTCGAAGCCCTACATGGTGCCCGGCAAGCACACCGTCCGCCGCGTTGATCTGGACTGCACCATGAACATGGTCTGCACGGATCGCCGCCGCCAGGCCGTCATCAGCAAGTAAGAAAGGAAGAGTAGTACCATGAATTACACTGCCAATGGCCCCACGGCCCTCCCCCTCGCCATTTCCTCCTGGGTGTGGTATGAGGGCACCGACGCGCTCCGCGAAGGCGAAGCCGTCTGCTACAACACGGACTACGGCACCGCGACCGCCAAGGACGCCCGCCGCGCCAACCACGTCGAGCGCCCGTCGCTCACGAACAACCGCGCCTTCGCCGGCGTGGCCGCCCGCGACTACCCGGCCTCCTCGACCGGGCAGTTCATCGAGATCTACGTCCCCGGGTCCCGCGGTGTCAACATCGCGCTCGGCGTGGATACCGTCATCGGGACCGGCGTGCTGACCTTCGTGGCCGGCGCCGCCGGGTCGCACCGCGGGCGGTTCTACTCCGGCAAGTACCTGGGCCGCGGCTCCGCCATCCCGCGCCAGACCGTGACCGCCGTGCTGGAATCCAGCATGACCGGCGACTGGTCGCTGGCCACGGACGGCGTGACGTTGACCGTCACGTCGACCGCCGGCCTGGCTGCGGGCGATACCGTCGTCCTGGTGGGCGGCGAGGACGAGGGTAGCGGCAAGGCCATCGTCCCCGGCAAGTACACCATCGCCAGCATCACGAGCGCCACGGTTCTCGTGCTGTCGGCCTCGGCGGTCGGTGCCACCCCGGGCGCGGCGCTGACCTGCACCGGGTATGCCTACACGGGCAATCCCAAGTGCCAGGCCGACCTGCTCGACGGCGACGAGTCCGCCGGAGTCGAGTTCATCAGCCTGCCCAACGCCGGCGGCGACAACCAGCCCTACATGGTGGGCGGCGTCTCCTACGTCTGCGGCGGGGTCACCCTTGCCGCCGACGCCGAGTGCGAGCTGGCGCAGGGGACGCTCCCCGGAGAGAAAAAGGCGTTCATCTGCCTCGGCACGCTGACCACGAACGACTTCGTCGTCGATCTGGCCACGAGCGGCGTGGCACTGGCGCGCTCGTCCGAGGGTGCCATCGTGGCGCTGGCCGAGGTCAACGCGATCGACGCGGCCGCCGACGCCTGCTACCTCCAGTTCAATGGTGCCCTGTGGCACCTGATGGATGTGGCCGGCGGCGCCACCGCGGTGTAACCGCGTGATTCCTGCGGGGCCGGCCGGTTTCGGCCGGTCGGCCCCCTCTCTTCCGTGCTATCACCAAGGAGAACCCAATGAGCAAAGAAAAAGACATCTTCGACGAGGCGCCCGCCCCTGTGACGCCGCCCAAGTTCGATCCGCGGGTGGACGAGTACGCCTGCCAGATTTTCGCTGCGCTGGGGTACGATCCGAAGAACCTGCCACCCATGCTGGTCAAGACCTATTCCGATGTCAAGCTCCGCAAGGACCGCTTGGCTCCGGGCCGCCTGACGGCGGGCGAGTTCGCCATCGTGGCGCACCTGGCCGACCTCTACGGCAAGACCGAGGAATGACATGGGCGCACAACTCTCACAGAGCGGAACCACGGCGATCCCCTCGGGCTCCAGCACGTACCACGTGACGGGGCTCGGGCTGGGGTTTACGCCGACCGGCGTAAGTGTCAACCTGCGCAAACCGACGGTTGACGCTTACAACATTGCCGCTACTCCCGTAGGCGCGTTGACGGCTGACGGCTTTACCGTCGAGTTGAGCGCCGAAACCGAGGCGACTGGATACCAGCTTGATTGGATCGTGTGGGCCACGTCCACGGCCATCGACACCACCGGCACGTTACAGGCGTCGTACTCCGACCTGTGCGACACCGTCTCCCGGTTCCTGGGGTACGATCCCGACAACCTGACGGACGCACAAAAGGACGAGGTTGACGCCTATGTCCAGTCCGGCGTCCGCAACTTCTACTTTCCGCCGGCGGTCAACGGCGCCGAGGTTGGCTACGAATGGAGTTTCATGCGTCCGGCGACGACGCTGACGACTGTTGAAAACGTGGGCATCGCCGCGCTCCCGACCGACCTGGCGCGGATTGTCGGAGACCTCTACTTCGAGTCCACCGTGCACGAGCCCTCCGCCGTCCAGACCAGCGAGCATCGTGTCCTGTCGCTCCTGCAAAGCGAGCCCAGCACGGGCGCCCCCAGGTGTTTCGCCGTCCGGTTCAAGCAAGCCTACGGGACGCACGGGCAGGTTCAAGAGATCATGTTTTGGCCGACGCCTGACGCCGCCTACACGCTGGCCTACCGCTACGAGGCATACAACGGCAAGCTGTCCGATCTGAATCCGTGCCCGCTCGGCGGAGCCCGGTTCTCGGAGCTGGTTACGGAGAGCTGCCTGGCGGTCGCCGAGCAGCGGGCGAACGACGAGCGAGGCCTGCATACTGAACGATTCATGCAACTTCTGGTCGCAGGTGTCGAGATGGACAGGCGCAACGGCGCCAGGTACTACGGCAACATGGGCGGGATGCCCGAAGACGGAGCAAGCCTGTGCGGCCGGATCCGGCCGAGGGTTCTCTACAACGGGACTGCAATCTGATTTCCGTGGCCGGGTGGCAACGGGTTTGACAACAACACAAGAGGAACAATACCATGCTCACAAGAATCGCAAGTCTGCTTCGCATTAAGCCGCCGTCCGTCACGGATGCCGGTTACCTTCTCGCCAGCGGCCCCACGGTGCCCGCGGACGGCACGCCCGGCTACCAGACCGGTTGCCTGTTTCAGCACACGGACGGCGGCGACGGAACGGCACTGTACGTCAACGAGGGCACGCTTGACTCGTGCGACTTCAACGCCGTTACGGTAGCGTCGTAAAGGGGGGACAACATGAAGGCACTCAAGGCTTTCTGTGTCGCCTGCATTGCTCTGGCATGTTATTCCGCTTTGGCGGAGTCCTGGCTGACGGTTCCCGTTCAGGTCACGACAAACCGCGTGGCGGTGACACTCGGCAACGAGTTCACGCCCCCGAAGGTACTGCTGGGGTACTGGCAGGCTCCGAACGCGGAGGCGTCCTATTCCAACTCGCTGACGTTCACGCTGCGGCGTGGACGGTACGACTGGTTTTCGAGGACGGACGCCTTCACCAACGGACCGCTCCGCGTGACGGGCCTCGACCTGCTTGTCCAGCAGGGCGACGTGATCGTCATCACCAACGACTTCACAACCGGCGTCCTGTATCTCAACTACCAGGTGGACTGATGCCGAGATTCGCCAGCAAGACGTTGACGTGGCCCATGTCCGGGGTCTCCCGGTCGCGGGTTTACCGTGAGCAGACGCGGCCCTACGCCGCGCCGTGGGCGGTCAACGTCCGCGCCTACGGGCCACTGGAGGAACGGCTGCGCGGCGGATCACGGCCAGGCTTGGTAAAAGTCAGCACTGTGAACTTTGGTGGTGCTATCACGGCGGTTGCAGCCGTGACCTGCATCGACACCTCGGGTGTCCGGCAGCGCGACATCGTTGTAATCGCGGACGGGAACTTCTCCACCCTTCGCGGAACGACGGTCTCGGCGCCGGACACCGTTCTCCAGACGGACGGTGGTGTCCCGATTCTTGACGATGCGGGGAATGAGATCATGTTCCCGGCGTCCGTCTCGGCGGCGCCTGCCGGCAGCCTGTCGCCGGTTTTCTCGGTCGCAGAGCGCAACGGGTCGCTCTACATCGCCGACTCGGTGCTGCAAGTGTTCAACCCGAACGTCGGGACCGTCGAGACGGTGATAGCATCCGCCGGAACGATCCCGGCGGCGTGTCCGCTCGTCTGCGTCTACCGTGACCGCGTGATTCTTGGCGGCGCGGATCACGTCTGGTACGCCTCGCGCCAGGGTGACCCGACCGACTGGGACTTCGGCGCCGACATGGGAGACCCCGGCCGGGCCGTCGCCGGCCAGGTCGCGCGTGCCGGGCACATCGGCGAGCCCCTGACCGCCATCATCCCGCACGGTGACAGCATACTGACCCTGGCGTCGAAGAACGGCATGTGGGCGCTTCGCGGCGATCCGGCGGACGGCACGCTGGTCAGCTTGAGCAGCGAGATCGGCATCGTGGCGCCACAGGCATGGGCCATGTCGCCGGACGGACTGCTGGCGTTCCTCTCCAACGATGGCGTCTACATCGCCACACCTGGCGAGCGTCCCGTGCGGTTCAGCTCCGAGCGGGTGCCGCAGCTTCTTCAGGACTCCGCCACGGACACCAACACCATCACAATGGCCTACGACGCCAACGAGCGGGGTTTTCACCTGTTCGTCACGCCGAACGCCGTCGAAGGTGTCACCGCCCAGGGAACGCACTGGTGGATTGACGTTGAGCGCAAGGCGCTGTGGCCAGTGATCGTGCCGGCCGCCATGCAGCCGGTGGCCGCCACCCGCATTTCAGGGGCAAACGGACTATCCGAGGTCGTTTTTGGGTGCCGCGACGGGTACTTGCGGAAGTTCAGCCGGAGTGCGGCAGCAGATGATGGCACCGCCATTGCCAGCCACGTCCTGCTGGGGCCGTTCCGCCTGACATCGGACGACATCTCCGACGCTATGATGACGGAGGTTCACGGTATCCTGGCGGACAACGCCGGAACCGTGACGTGCCGGATCGTCATGGGCAACAGCGCCGAGGAGTGCGCCGACAAGGCCGTGGCAGGCATCACGGCGGCGCTGGCCGGCTCCACTGTGACCGGAGTGGCGTTCACATGCACGCTCAATGAGCTTCGCAACAAGGTTTTCCGCCCCCGCGCCCGCGGCGTATGGGGAATCGTCTGGCTGTCGGCAAGCGCGGCCTGGGCATTTGAGGCGGTCGCGGTCAAGATCGCGCACCTCGGGAGGATTCGGTAATGGGAATCAAGATCAGCGACATGACACCAGACGCCAGCATTGGCGGGGCGGAGCTTATCCCCGTGTCGGACGCGGGCGCCGCCCGCAGCGTGACTATCGCCGGGATCAAGAACTACGTGGTGGACGCCATCGAGGCCGTCGCCGCCGGCACGGCCGTCACGGGCGCGGACAGTGTTTTCATCCTACAGGGCGGGGCGCTCAAGCCGGTGGACATCGACTTGGTTGCACAGCACGCCATCAATACTGTCTGGAGCAAGGCGGCCGAGACCGTCGTTGACGCCGCTGACATCATCCCCCTGAAGGACGGCGGGACCACCGAGAAGACCGTCACGGCGGCCGTCCTGGCGGCCTACATCCTCGGTGCTATCAAGGCCAGCGTCCTCGACGTGTCCACGCTCGACACCGCAACGCTTGGTGCGGGCGATTACCTGCTCGTCACGCAGGGGACGACCGCCAAGAAGACCACCTTGAGCGCCATTAACGCGGCCATCTACGCCGCGCTGAAATCCTACGTGGCGGCCCTGTCGGCGGCGACATCCACCAACGACGCCGACCTGCTCTACATCGTCCAGGGCGGAGTCGAGAAGAAGATCAGCATCACGACGCTGAAGGCCACCTTCGGCTCGACGGTGGCGCCTGCCACGACGACCGAGAACAAGGTGCCACAGTGGAGTTCGGCGCAGAAGACGCTAAAGGACGGCCTCACAGTCCAGACGGCGATCCGTGCGGCCGGTACGGCGGCGGATACCGCGCTGGCGACCGAGAAGGCCGTCAGGGATGCCGTAGATGCTCCCACTCGCCCAGCGGGCACCGAGGGCGGCGCGGTGGTCATGCGGCTTGGCAAGACCGATTCCGAGGGGCTTGAGACCATCGTTGTAGACAAGACCATCTCCCTGGGCGCCGTGGCCGGCGTCGCCGTCCACACGGTTCCATTGGGGGCAATCTTACGTTCCGTCCAGGCGAACGTATCGACTGCCGCCGTGGCCGGAGGAACGAGCGTGAAGATCGGCATCGGGACGGACGACGACCCAGGTCTATACGGGATCACGAGTGCCTTGACGAAGAACCTGAAGATTGATACAACCATCGGAGCGCGCCTCGCCACGGAAACCGCCATCAAGGCGTTCCCGTGTGCGGCTGACGGCACCATCGGCGACACCGCCTTCACTTCCGGGGCCATCCGCGTGCGGATCATCTACGACCGACTCAAGAGCCTGGATGACGCGAACTAGGAGCAGCCATGGA